TTATTTCTTATAACGTGTTTTATGTTAGTTTTTTGAGCAGGTAAGAATTGTACTTGCACATTTTTTGTGTTTGTTATTTTCATTTTAGTTTTCATAATATATTCTTCTTTCTTTTTTGTTAGTGTTATTAGTGTGACATAGCCGGAATGACAATGATAGATTCTAATTTAAAATCTTTGTATTCATGCATATATTCATTTAACTCACTATGAGTTATAGTTTCATCATCATAAAAATGAGTTAGCCCAGAATTGATAACAGTATAAGAGTCAGAAAGTATAAAATCTGAATTATAAAAATTAAACATTTCATTAACTAAATCATTTTTGATATTCATAGTATTTTCGTTTTTCATAGTGTTTTCTTTCTTGTTAGTGTTGTTTTTCATAATATACACTTATATTATAGGAAAAAAACAGAAAAATCAAGCAAAAAGAGCAAAAAAAACAAAAAAAAAGCAAAAAAAAGTGTTGATTTTACTTGGTTTTTTAGGGTGTGCCAATTTGCACAGGAGAACAAAGTGAGAACACTCGTTTTTTTTAGTCATAAATATAAAAAAACAACGAATCTTACAAGGAGTGAACGAATCATGGCAAAAATGCGTGAATTTTTATTTTGGAACGAAAAAGGACAAGAAGAAAAAAAAGAAAATACAAGTTTTAAGAAGGCAGTTAAGTCTGTCCAAGAAAATTTTAAGAATCAATTGATTGGATTTGAATATATTAGTAAAAAAGGCAAAAAAATTGTGTCTTCAATTCAATTACCACTAGGTAGAAAGAAGAAAATAGGTAGATAATGGCAAAATTAGCAAAATCATTTGTTGCACATGTAAGCAAACCAAAAAAAACATCACAAGCAAAGAGAAAAGGCAGTGTAAAAACATCTTCAATGAATAAACACAAAAAAAGACAGTTTAAATCTTATAGTTCGCAAGGAAGAGCACAATAATATGCCAGGAGTTGCTCGAAAAGGTGTTGATGCCGCTGGAGGCGTTGCAATTGATGGAAGTTCAGACGTTTTTGTCAACGGATCGGGAATTGTCAGAGTAGGTGACACTGTTGCAGGACATGGATTATCGCCACATTCACCTCCACCACCTATGGTTGGAAAATCATCAACAGTAAGAGCAAATGGTAAGTTTATTTGTCGTCAAGGAGACTCAGCAAGTTGTGGACACAGTATTTCTGGATCTTCTAACGTTTTTTCTAATTAATCTATATAAATATTGTTATGGCAAACTATGACGCAACATCAACTAATAACTCAAAACGTTCAAATAAAATTTATAGTGATTTAAATTTAGATTTTGATCGTAATCCTGCAACAAAAGACGTTGTAAGATTAACAGACGTTGAGGCAGTTAAAAGATCGCTTCGTAACTTAGTGCTTACTAATCGATTTGAAAGACCTTTTCATCCTGAAATAGGATGTGATCTAAGGGCTTTGTTATTTGAAAACATGACGCCGGTTATTGAGACACTTATTACGGATAGAATTAAAAGAGTTTTAGATGTTTACGAACCAAGAGCAAATATAGTTGAAGTTACAACAAACGGAGACTTAGATAAAAATGAATACAGAGTTAGAATTGTTTTTTACGTTGTTGGTTCTCCTGACTTAGTTACTATAACAGAATTTTTACAAAGGTTAAGATAAAATGGCATCACACAAATTAAATATTTCAGAGTTAGACTTTGATAACATCAAAGAAAATCTAAAAAGATTTCTTTCAAATCAAAATCAATTTAAAGATTATGACTTTGAAGGTTCTGGTATGGCAGTGTTGCTAGATTTATTAGCATATAACACACACTATCTATCATATCACACAAACGTTGCTGTCAATGAAATGTTTATTGACTCTGCTGATTTAAGAAATAGTATTGTTTCATTAGCAAAGGCATTAGGATACACACCTAGTTCGGCAACGGCATCTTATGCCGACGTTAATGTAAGAGTGAATGATGGAACAGGTGGTTCAATTACTATGCCTGTCGCAACAAAATTTACAACAACAGTTGACGGAACAAGTTATTCATTTGTAACTGCCGCTAATCATACAATTGCACCAATAGATGGTGTTTATGAATTTAAAAATATAAAAATTTATGAAGGAACTTATGTAACGTTTAACTATACAGAAAATTCTTCAGATGTAGATCAAAGATTTATTATACCATCGGCAAATGCTGATACAACTACACTAACTGTTGAAGTTCAAAATAGTTCAACTGACACAGTTATACAAACTTACAATAGAGCAACATCAATAACTGAATTAGATGGTGACTCAAAAGTTTATTTCTTACAAGAAGCTGAAGATGGTAAGTTTGAAGTTTATTTTGGTGATGGTATTATCGGAAAAAAATTAGACGATGGTAATATTGTTAGATTAAAATATGTTGTAACTAACAAAGATGCTGCTAACGGCGCTTCAACATTTACTTTGGCAAGTAACATACAAGGATTTAATGACTTTACATTAACTGTAAACTCAAATGCTGCTAACGGTGCCGATTCTGAAACGGATGCAAGTGTTAAATTTCATGCACCTAAATTTTATGCGTCACAAGATAGAGCAGTTACAGTTGAAGATTATAAAGTTAAAGTTAATCAACTATATCCAAATGCACATTCAATTAGTGCTTGGGGTGGTGAAGACAATGCAACACCATATTATGGAAAAGTTTTTATATCTATCAAACCAAAATCAGGTTCTAACTTAACATTAACAACAAAAAGAGATATTGTTAATACATTAAAAAAATATTCAGTTGCTTCAGTAAGACCAGAAATAATTGATCCTGAAATTACTAAAATTATTTTAACTTCAACTATTAAATATGACGACAGATCAACAACAAAATCTGCCGATGATATTAAAACAGATGTAATTTCTAATTTAGAAAGTTTTAACGATAACACATTACAAATGTTTGATAGTATGTTTAGGTATTCAAAATTATCTGAAACTATTGATGACACAGACAACTCAATACTTTCAAATATTACAAAAGTGAAAATAAGAAAATCATTTATACCATCTTTAGATACATCAATTAACTACAACGTTTCATTTTCAAATTCATTTTATAATCCACATATGGGTCATGCTAGTGACATGGGAGGAGTTTTACTTTCTTCAGGATTTAGAGTTTCAAATAGCAATGAAATTATGTACTTAGATGATGATGGTAATGGTAATCTAAGAAGATTTTATAATTCAACATCAACAACTGGATTAAAAGTTTATGTTGACAATAATGCTGGAACAATTAATTACCAAACAGGTGAAATTAAAATAAATGCTTTAGTTATAACTAGTGTTGAGAATATACGAGGTTCTGCTTCAACTTCAATTGAGCTAACTGTTCAACCACAATCTAACGACATTGTTCCTTTAAGAAATCAAATAATAGAATTAGATGTTGCAAATAGTTCGATCAACGTTGAAGTTGATACGTTTGTTGGTGGTTCAGCAAATGCAGGAGTGGGATATTCAACAACATCAAGTTATAATTAAAAATGGCAGACTTAAAAGATAAAATCTCAACCTTTATAGAAACTCAATCACCTGATTTTGTGCTTGAGGATCATCCGTATTTTTTAGAGTTTGTAAAACTTTATTATCAATTCTTAGAAGCTGCTGAATTATCACTTATAAAAATTAACGACCCTAATATTATTCAATTAGAAAATCCTGTTGTAACTAGTTTCATGCAATTAAATGGAACTAATCGTACAAAGGATGACGGAGAAGATAATCTATTAATGGAAAATTCTCCTGTTGGGGATTTTATTAATGGTGAAGTTATCAAAGGAAGAATATCTGGTGCTCAAGCAACTGTAATAGTTGAAGACACAGATGCTGGTTCTCGTTTGTTTATAACATCACAAAACAAATTTAAAATAGGTGAAGAAATTTACGGACTAACTTCAGGTGCCGAAGCAACAATATCAAAGTATAGACCAAATCCAGTTCAAAGTATTCATCAACTTTGTGAGTATTCTGATCCTGATGGAACATTAGATCAATTTTTAATAAACTTTAGAAATGCATTTTTAAATTCTATACCTGAAAAACTTGCTGATGGTTTAGATAAGAAAACTTTAGTTAAAAATATAAAATCATTCTATGAAGCAAAAGGAACTAAAAGAGCAAGTGAGATAATCTTTCAATTACTTTTTAACATACCTGCTGAAATCAGATATCCAAGAGATAATATTTTAAGAGCATCTGATGGTAAGTGGGAAACTAAAAAAGTGATGAGAGCATTAGAAGTAGGATTTTCTGATGCTGGTAAATTAGTTGGTCAAACTATTACACAATTTAAAACTAATCTAGTAGGTAAGGCAACGGCAATTGTTGAAAGTGTTGTAAAATATCCTATTGGTGGAAAAATTGTTGCTGAGTTAGTTTTAGGATATGATTCAGTTGTAGGTGACTTTGTTCCTGGTGCAAGAATTATAGGATCAAGTAACACAGACGAAGATGATTTAATTGTTTTAAATTCATCTGGTATTATTACTGAAAAAGTTATTACATCAAATGGTGCTTTGTATAATGAAAATGATTTAATACAAACAACAGGTGGTGGAACAGGTGCATTATATTCAGTTGGACCTGTAGGATTAGGTTCACTTGAAGATTTAATTGTAGATGAAGGTGGAACAGGATATGAAATAGGTGATCTTGTTAATTTTAGTATTGGAAATGCCGAAGCAAAAGTATCAGTAGTTAATGGTGGATTTACACAAGAGGAATCTTTATCATCAACTGATGATCATATTGTATTAGAAGATGAAACAACAAAAAGTGATCCATACACAGGAAATAAAATTGTACAAGAGACAAGTACAGGTGTAGGTGATATAACAGATTTAAGATTTTTAAATAACGGAAATGGATTTAGTTCTATTCCTACAATAACAGTTACATCATCAAGTGGTAGTGGTGCTAAGATATTAACTTATGGTAGTCAAATAGGAAGAGTACTGACATTTAATGAATTAGAGTTAGGATTTAATTACGAAAATTCGCCAACTCCTGCAACAATGACAATGCCATCTTATCTTGTATTAACAAATGTTGTTGGTGCATTTTCATCATTGCAAACAGTAACAGCATTAGGATCAGATGGTTCAACAGTTGTTTCAGGTACAGTTGTATCTTATGATGTTAACACACAAATTTTAAAAGTAAAAGAAACAGATGGACTATTTGGAACAAATGTTACATTAACAGGACCTGGTGGTTCTGCTACAATTGTTAGACATAGTCAGGCAACAGTTACAGCAACAGTTGATGTAGTAAGTGAAACATCTGGCAGATTTTTAAATACTGATGGTTGGGTTTCTGAATCAACTATGGTATTACAAGACAGTTTATTATACCAAGATTATTCTTATATCATTAAAGTTGGTAGATCAATCAATGATTGGAGAGACGCATACGAGAAGGCTGCTCACCCAGCAGGTTTCTATTATATTGGAGAAGTAGATATACAATCCAGATTAAGTGGAAGAATTAGACCTATCGTTGGAACAACACCTGGTTTTGATTCACTAATCAAATTAATCTTTGGAACATTGTTAGGAAGAAGATTAGGAACAACAACAGATGGCACTTCATTAAGAACTGATCCAAAATTAGGTGTTCCGTTTGATTTAGATCCGTCAACACATGATCACTTCCCAACTAAAACAAGAGACGTAACTGTATTTGCACCACCTATAAGTTACGATATTGTAAGTAGAGTTAAGAGAACAATATTTAATTCAGACGGAACAGGAATATTAGTTAAACAAGGTTTTGGTTTAGGACCAAGATATAAGACACTTAACAAATATGCTAATACGGCATTTGGTGGGGCAACGAATTCAAGTGTATTACAAAGTGTTAATACATTTAAACCAATAGGGGAACTGAAAGTTCAACATACTAGATCATCTTTAAATGGTGGTGAGGCTGTGTTTATTATGACTTCAACAAGTGGTGGACAACAACTTAAAACTAAGTTTACATTACCAGCAAATATAACAACATCGCCTAAGTTTGATACTACAACAACTAGATGGTCATCAACTAAGAAGAAGATGGATAGAGTATAGAATTTTCGATTATAAATATAACAAAGCAGAGCAAAGAGAGATATGTCAAAACAATTAATCAATATAGGAACATTACCCAACGATAACACTGGTGACCCGATTAGAGACGGTGGTGATAAAATTAACGATAATTTTAATGAAATCTACGGTGCAATCGGTGATGGTTCGACTTTATCAATTGACGTTTCAAATCCTGTAAACGGTGAGGCATTAATATATAACTCATCAACAGGCAAGTTTGAATCAAACTCAATTGGTGCCGTTCTTTCAACACTTACAATTACAGACGATTCATCATCTTCTATAGGTATTGATTTAACAACTGATCAATTAGATGTTACTGGTGGATTAGGTATTGTTTCATCTGTTACAGGTACTCAATTAAAATTAGATATTGATCAATCAATTGTAATTACACAAACGGGAACAGAAACATTATCTAATAAAACACTTGATGGTCTTTCAAATACATTTACAAATATACCAAACTCCGCTTTAGTAAATTCAGAATTAACAATAATGGATAGCACATCAACTACTGATTCAGTAGCACTTGGTGAAACTCTACACATAACAGGAGGCAGTACTATCACAACTTCAGTTGCCAACAATGTTTTAACAATTGACTTGGCACCTGCTTTTAAAGAATTCACAATAAGAGATAGTTCATCAACTACTGATACAGTAGCACTTGGTGAAACTTTACATATAACAGGAAGTAACGCTATCACAACTTCAATTGCCAACAATGTTTTAACAATTGATTTGGCACCTGTTTCTAAATGTACAACTTTAGGAACAACAGTATTAGAATTAGGTTGTACAACAACTTGCTTAGAAGGCCTTACTTGTTTTGATTTAGCGTCTGGCGCTGAAATGAGATTAAGAGGATATCATCCTCTGGGACGATGCAATGTTGCTATTGGTACAACAGCAGACATACCAAACGCTGCTAACGCAGGATGTAACGTCTCTATAGGATATAATGCATTATGTGGTATTGTTGACGGAACAAATAACGTTGCTGTAGGAACAGATGCTCTTTGTGGAATTTCAGATGGATATTGTAATGTTGCATTAGGTAAGTCTGTTTTGACAAAAGCAGCTCACGGATGGAATAACGTTGCAATTGGGGCAAGCATTATGGGAAGCATGTGTGCTGCTTCTAATTGTAATGTGTCTTGCAACATTATGCTTGGACTTAGTTTATTTGATAGTACAAATCCAAGTACATTTAGCAGAAATATTGTACTTGGGCAACAAAGTGGTAATTGTATCCAAAGTAATGCTTATGAAAACGTTATTATTGGGCGATGTAATTTTCGTAGTGCAGTTAGTAACACTAGTTATAATGTTGCTATAGGTAGAGGTGCTAGTGGAAGTGCTACAGGAAATGATAATATTAGTATTGGATCATCTGCTGGAAGTAACTCATTAACTGGTTATCAAATTGCTATCGGAAGAAGTGCAGCTTCAAGGGTACAAACATGCTCTGATTGTTGGCAGTGTACTGGATCAAATAGATTAACAACAGGTAATCCACCTGCTGTATGTTCTAGTTATAGTGGTATTCCAAATTGGTCAAGTAACAATAAGTATGGATGTAACTTTGAACAAACAGCAAACCTTGCAATTGGTAATTTTGCAATGAACTGTGTTGTGTTTGCCGATACCAATGTCGTTATAGGACACAATGCGGCTGCGGCTACATGTAATAATACTTTATGTGGAGTTGACATAGGACTTAAAGATTCAGTTGTTTTAGGTAATACTTCAGCAATGAACAATGCGCTTGAGGGATCAATTGTTATTGGTAATAGAGCATTTACTTGTATGTGTGATATGTCAAGTGTTCACAGTGGAAGTCAAGTACCAACTTTAGCACATTCATATAATGATGTAATTATTGGAAATGATGCTCTTCAAGGCATTGATGCCAATACATGTTCTTTTGGATGTAACTCATGTGAAAACGTAGTTTTGGGGGCATATGCCGCTCAATATGTAAGAGGACTAAGTGGTTCAGTTATTATTGGTGCTTGTGCTTATCAATGTGATTTTACTTCTCCTTTTGCTGATGATGTTACAACTGGTGTTGTAGTAATTGGTGAGGAAGGAATGGGTAATTTTTCTTCACCTGATTATGCACCTCATATAACTTCTGTTGGCGCTGGTGCTGGATTTTATACATCATCTGGACAGGGTATTACTTTAGTCGGAACAAATACTTTTGGAAACAATTCACTTTC